CCCTGGCCAAAGGCCGCGAGTCGGTCGTCGTGGATGACGAGAACAGCATCCCGGACGACCTGATGCGCGTGAAGACCGAGATCGCGCCAGACAAGACTGCCATCGCCGCCAAGCTTAAGGCCGGCGAGGAAGTGCCCGGTGCGCGCCTGGAGCGCGGCCAATCATCCATCCGCATCAAGTAAGGGGCTATCAATGCCAGTATCAGAATTTGGCCGCATCGGTCGTGACGCCGAACTTCGCCACACCCAATCAGGAGATCCTGTCTGCAGCATCCCGGTAGCCGTGGACTACGGCCGGAAGGGACAGGACGGCAAGAAGCCAACGCAGTGGTATGAGCTGACCTTATGGGGCAAGCAAGCCGAAGGGCTGGCTGAGTACCTGACCAAAGGCAAGCAAGTGTTCTTCACTGGCACCGATGTGCACATTGAGACGTTTCCCAAAAATGACGGAACGGAAGGCGTGAAGCTGGTCTGCCGCTGTTCTGAGATCAAGTTTGCCAGCGATGGGCAAGGCCAGGCGACGCAACCACAGCGACAACAGCCACAGCAGCAAGCATCGCGTCAGACGCAACGCAGCCAGCAGGCCGCACCGCCGGATGATTTTGATGACGACCTGCCATTTGCCGACCCCTACCGCGGCGCCCGCTCGCTGCTGATCTGATCCACCCCGGGCGCCCAGCGCGCCCTCCTCCCCGGTACCTCCCCATGATCGACACATCTGCCATTGCGCGGGGCGAGCCCCTGCGCGCGCAAATTGAGTCCGCCACGGCTGCATACCTGAACGCTGGCGGCAAGATCCAGCAGCTGCCGGACAGCATCGGCAAGCCAGCCACCGTAAAACCGGCAATGTTCAACAACTCCTGCAATCCAGAGGCAGACGCCAAGAGCCGTGCGCGCGGAAACCGCCGCTCTTCCGCCGTGAGCAGCCTGCCCCTTCGCAAGCGTGGCACTCCGCAGGCCAAGCAGAATGAGGCGCTGCGCGAGGTGTGGCCATGAAAAGCAACATACCCAGGGCCAGGCTTGAAAAGGTCAGTCGATCGCTGCTGCGCCTGCATCGTGTCGCCGTCGTGCGCATGGAGAACGACGACCAGTACCTGATCGACTGGCGAGACGTCCGGGCCATCGCGCCAAGCCGGCAGGTCATGGGCGCCATCTGCGATATCTCGCACCGCTGGGTCATCTATATCGGAGCGTTCTGCGTCGACGCGAAGGGCGAGACCTACATGAAGTCGACCGAGATTGCGCCGGACGGAATGTTCAAGTCAGAGACGCTAGCCAGCGCACTCGAACACTACTACCGCGAACTGCTGGACGGCTGCAACCCGAACCACCTGGTCGGTTCAGGCTGGATTGCTGTTCCGGGCGGCAAGGGCCTGGACGAAGCGCAGGCCGCGCGGATCTTCGAGGCGTGCGGGGCTTGGAAGTCACAGGAGCAGGCAGCATGACAGCAGTAGCCAAACACCTAGACGGCGAGCTGGTCGAGGACGTTTCGGAGTTCTTCGCCCCAATGTCTGCCGATCTGGTTGACGGCCTGATCGGCCAATACAACGCAGCGCGCAGCAACATCGAGGCGCTGGCAGAGGCTGTGCGAGACGGCCAGAACGCATCGGCCCTGCACTACTTCGTGGAAGGCAACGTGCGGGAGCAGCGGCACAGTATGCCGACTACGGTTGAAGCGCTGTTCCGCGTCGAGGGCGCCATTGCCCAGCTCAACGCGGACTTTTGGAGCCGCGCACTGCGCATGACGGACGTGATGGACTACATGCCGCAGAAGCGGCGCGAGGAATGGCGCGAGCAGATCCGCAACCCGGAAGGCCGCAAGGCAAGCAAGTACAGTGGCGAGACAGAGCTGCCGGCTCTCCCTGAGTTCGAGGAGGCAACGGTGCGGTCGACGCTGAACAGCCTGTTGCACAGCCGCTCACAGTTCCTAGCCGAGCGTGTCGACGGCATCTTCCGGGCGCTGAGCCGGCAGCACGTGACGAACCAGCCGCAGGGATTCGGTAAGCGCATGATCATCCAGGGCGTGTTCAGCTACGGGACGGCCGGGCACATCAACGACCTGCGGTGCGTCATCGCAAAGTTCATGGGGCGCGACGAGCCAAAGCATGGCTCTACCGATCCCGTTATCAAGGCGGCCAGCAGGCAGAATGGGCAGTGGATGTCGGTTGACGGCGGAGCGCTAAGGATTCGCGTCTACGGTGGCGTGGCAACGGCTCACCTTGAAGTTCACCCGGACATGGCGTGGCGCCTCAACGCCATCTTGGCAAACCTTCACCCGACGGCTATACCGGCTGAGCTGAGAACAAAGCCGAAGCGCACCAAGAAGCTCAAGGACTTCGAGTTGTTCGACAGGCCGCTACCGTTTGCCGTGGTCGACCTGTTGGCCGGGATGCGCCAAGTCAGCGAAAAGCTGGACGGCTGGCCAGAGCGCTACAAGGAAGTGCCGAACGCGATGCGCTTCGACTACTGGCAGCACGACAAGGCGGCTATGGCAGAAGCTGAGAAGGTATTGCAGGCGCTAGGCGCGACCAAGGTCGCCCACTACTGGCAGTTCGATTACAACCCGACCGAGGTGCTGGACGCCGTAGTGTGCTCTGGCTGCATTCCTGACCAGAAGTCGCACCAGTTCTACCCGACCCCGGAGAACATCGCGCTGGCTGCGGTTGAGCTGTCGCAGATCGAACCGCACCACGGCGTGCTTGAGCCGAGCGCGGGCCAAGGTGGCATTGCCGACCACCTGCCACAGCTGCAAACGACCTGCGTCGAGATCAGCCCATTGCACTGCGAGATCCTGCGAGCCAAGGGGCACAGCGTCATTGAGGCGGACTTTCTGAGGTGGGCGCCAGGCCAGCCCAAGGCCGACCGGATCGTGATGAACCCGCCATTCAGCGAAGGCCGCTGGCTGGCACACCTAGAGGCAGCCGCAGCCCTGCTCAAACCGGACGGGCGTCTTGTGGCAATCCTGCCGGCCAGCGCCAAAGGCAAGGAGCTGCTGCCGGGCTTCGCCCACGACTACTCCCGCATCTACGACAACGAGTTCGCCGGCACTAGCACTGCCGTCGTGATCCTGACTGCTACCCACAAATGAATGCACCAATCTTCTGCCGCACGGACGGCAAGCGGATCGGCCAATGCGCCTGTTTCCGCTGCCGCCCACCGGAGGCCCCATGCGAACCACGATCTGGCTGCACAAACCCACGAACACCCGCTACTACATCGCCCGCAGCAACGGCGCCGCGTTCCTGATGCAGGCGCTGAGCGGCTTTCGCTGGGCCGTAGAGGCTGAACTGAACAATTCGGAACTATGGAGTCGAGTATGAACGACACACTGAAGGCCGCCGGGCGTATCGGCGCTGAGCTGGGGGCTGCGAAGGCTGAGAACGAGAAGTTGCGGCAGGCGCTGAAGCGGATCATTGACCGCTGCGAGGCATTCGTCGACGACGAGGCAGAAATGCGCACACCCTCGGTCGAGGTGCTGATGGGTATCGCAGAGGACGCAATTTACACAGTGCACTTGGCAGATGCCGCCCTATCCCAGCAGGCCGAGCCGGTGTGCCCATTCTGTGGAGAGCCATCAGATCACTGCAACCAGAGCTTCCCGCACCCCAGCAAGCCAGCCCCGGCGAAGGATGAGACGGAGCCGGTATACCAGTTCCAATGGCGCGAGATCGGGGAAGGCGACTGGATGGCTTGCAGTCATTCGTGGTTCCGCTTCTGCGAGGCCAGCCCTGAGCACGACACGCGCGTCGTTGAAGTAGCCCGCCCCGCGCAGACCGAGCAGCAGCCTGTTTGCTGGGCTTCGAGCACGGCACTGGCGAAGCTGCGGAACGGGCGCAACAACTCACCATGTGTTCTCACAGATGGGCCTGCAGAGCTCAACGATACGCCGCTTTACGCCGCCCCCATCGCGCAGACCGCCCCGCAAGGCAAGTTCCGCATGGGCGACCTCGTGAAGAAGTCCACCGGCAGCGAGTGGGAAGGGCGCGTGGTTGGCACCTACTCGACCGAGCAAACCAAGGAAGGCTACGCAGTCGAGAGCAGCGCGCATCGCAACAGCGTGCAGATTTACCCGGCTAAGGCGCTGGAACTGGTGCCCATGGCTGCGAAGGAGGCGTGAATGGCTGATGCTCCTATAGAGCCGCAAGAATTTCTCTACGGCCCAAAGGTCGTGACAATCGAGGATCTTCGGGTTGCGCGAGGAAAGACGAGGCGCCCGATATCCTCCTGCCGACACAAGCAGTTGGTCTATGACGAAACGGAGCGCCGCATCTGGTGCAGCGATTGTGAAACCGAGGTCGAGCCGTTCGACGCATTCATGCAACTCGTTGGCGTGTTCAGTTCAGCGAAGAGCAAGATAGACCGGCGCATGCAGGAGTTGGCCGAGGCTGAAAAGTTCGCCATGCGCAGTCGCGCCGCGAAGCGGATGGACGAATATTGGCGTAGCCAAACAATGGCGCCGCTATGTCCGCACTGCAACGGAGCGATCCTGCCTGAGGACGTAGTGAGCGGCCTGGCGCAGACTTCGAAGAGCATCGAAATAGCCGCACGCAAGCGAAAGCAGAGCGCCCGCCCAACCCCCTAACCCCACCCAAACACACAGCCTGCCGGCGAGAGTCGGCGGGGAGGATTTGCTATGTCCATGTCAGGACACCAGTCGCCCGTCATGGGCACCGATGAATGGCTGACGCCGCCAGAAATTCTAGCCGCGCTCGGGCAGTTCGATCTTGATCCATGCTCTCCGCACGAGTCGCGCCGTCCCTGGCCGACCGCGGCCAAGCACTACTGCAAAGAAGACGACGGCCTGTCGCAAGTGTGGCAAGGCCGAGTCTGGATGAATCCGCCGTTTGGCCGTGAGGCAACCAAGTGGATGCGCAAGCTGGCCGCCCACGGCAATGGCATTGCGCTGATACCGGCGCGCACTGAGACGGCCATGTTCTTCGAGTCGGTATGGGGTGCGGCTGATGCCGTCCTGTTCCTGCAAGGCCGCCCGCACTTCCACCGCGTAGACGGCAGTCGGGCTGCGTTCAACTCCGGCGCGCCGATCTGCCTGGTTGCCTATGGGCTGGCCAACGTCGCCGCCCTGGAGCGTTCCGACCTCGGCCAGCTTCTTCCAATCATTCGGCGCGTTGCCGCCTAACCCCACACGCAGCAGGAGATAGACATGCCCGAACTCATCAAACGGTTCGCCAAGAACACGGCGGGCCGGGACTTTGCCGTGGGCGACATTCACGGATGCTTCACGAAGCTGCAGCAGGCGCTGGACGGGATCGGCTTCGACCCGGTTGTCGATCGGCTGTTCTCGGTTGGCGATCTGGTCGACCGAGGCGACGAAAGCGAGCAGGCAACTGAATGGATGGCCCTTCCTTGGTTTCATGCCGTGCGCGGCAATCACGAGCAGATGACAATCGACTCGCATTTCCTCGGCGCGACCGACCTGCACTTCATCAACGGCGGCGAGTGGTTCTACTGTCTGCAATCTGATGAGCGCGGACAGATCGCTACCGAGCTTTCCGAGCTCCCGCTGGTGATGGAGGTAGAAACTGGGGCCGGCATGGTTGGCTTGATCCATGCCGATTGCCCCCGCCGCGACTGGGGCGACCTGATAGCGACGTTGGAGCAAGGCGGGCCGGAGGCTGAACACGTCGCCGCTATGTGCCAGTGGTCCCGCAAGCGCATCACCGACCGCGATGAATCCTTCGTGAAGAACTTGCGCGCCGTAGTTGTCGGGCATACGCCGCTCAGGGCGCCGGTATTGCTGGGCAACGTCTACCACATCGATACGGCGGGATGGGCCGGCCGGCACTTCACGCTGCTTGATCTATCCACCCTTCAAATTGCCGGAGCATGACCATGCAGCACACAGACAAGGCGATAGCAGCCGGCGTAACGGTGAGGGGGTGAGGGATGGGCGCTATAGAATTCCTGACACACGACGAAGTGTGCGAGCTGACCGGAGCAGGGACGAAGGCCGGTCAGATCCAGGTTCTGCGCATGAACGGGATCAGGCACACCATCAAACGCAACGGGTGGCCATGCGTGCTGGCCTCTGCATTGACAGGCGAGCCAGCAAAGGCGCAGAAAGATCCCGCAACATGGCAGCCGAGGAAGGCAGGGTAAATGGGCAGAAAGCCAAGCAAGCCGGGGAGCATTGCCCGGCTTCGTCTGCGCGTGCGCGGCAACAGGACCTACTACTACTATGACCTGGGCGGAAAGCCTCGAAAGGAGCTATCGCTAGGCAGCGACTACGGCCTAGCCATTCAGGAATACGCCAGGCTCGAGAAGGACCGGACCGCATCAGCGCTGGCCAAGGAAGTGGTCACCTTCCGCTACGTCGCAGAGAAGTACATGGAAGAGGTCGTGCCGACGAAGAAGCCGGCAACGCAGAATGACAACGCGCGCGAGCTCAAGCAGCTGCTGGCGTTCTTCGATGACCCGCCCGCCCCGCTCGAGGCGATCGAGCCGCAACACGTCAAGCAGTACCTGCGTTACCGCGGAAAAACGGCACCGGTGCGCGCGAACCGCGAGAAAGCCCTGCTCAGCGCCATCTGGAACTTCGCCAGGGAGGCCGGCTATACAAAACTGGCCAACCCTTGCGCCGGCGTGAAGGGCTTCAAGGAAAGCGGTCGAGGGGTCTACATCGAAGACGATATGCTGCAGAAGGTGTATGCGGTGGCCGATCAGCCGCTACGCGATGCAATGGATCTGTTCTACCTGACAGCCCAGCGGGTCACTGACACGCTGAAGATGGATGAGCGCCAGTTGCGCGACGGATTCCTTGAGGTTGAGCAAGGAAAGACCGGGGCTAAGCGGCGCATTGCGATCACTGGGGAGCTGAAAGCTCTGCTCGAACGGATCGCTACACGCAAGGCCGGGTACAAGGTGCGATCGACGCGACTGGTGATCCTGGAGACTGGCCAACCGATGACCTATAGCGCCTTGCGGAGCCGGTTCGATCTGGCGAGGGAAAAGGCGGGAATCGAGAAGTCGGCGTTCCAATTGCGTGACCTGCGCGCCAAGGCTGGAACGGACAAAGCCGAGTCGAGCGGCGACATTCTGAAGGCACGCGACCAGCTCGGACACACTACCGTCGTGATGACGGAGAAGTACGTTCGTGAGCGTCGAGGGAAGGCCGTCACGCCGACGAAATGACCGAATTGCGGAAACGATTCGGATTTTTGCGGAAATAGGACTGCGCACCTAAACGCTGAAACCCGCATGAATACTGGTGCCCGGAGCGGGGGTCGAACCCGCATATCCTTTCGGACGAGGGATTTTAAGTCCTATGGAAAGTCTCGTTATATCATGAACTTATGCTGTTTTTGTTTCCGCAACAGGAAAGATTGTGACTAGCTGCAGGCCAATAGCTGCGATGGGTCCGCAATAATTGCGGAAGGAAGTCGGAGAGTCATATGCCAGTTCGAATCATCGTCTGCGGAGGCCGCGACTACGCCGACCGGGCGTTCGTGTTTCAGGTGCTCGACAAGATCCACACGCTCCGCGGAATCTGCGAGGTGATACAGGGCGAGTGCCCAACTGGAGCTGATCGATTTGCTCGAGAATGGGCAATCAACATGGGGCAGGAGCCAACCAGGTGCCGGGCCGAATGGGAGAAGTACGGCAAGCGCGCCGGCCCGATCCGGAACAGGCAGATGCTCGAGCTGAAACCCGATGGCGTGGTCGCCTTCGACACGGGCGGCCCAGGCACTCGCGACATGATCACCGCAGCACAGGAGGCCGGAGTCCCGGTCTACCGTCCTCGCCCGTCCGGGCAACCCTAATTCCCCTTCACCGCATCATACGAAACCTGACACGTCAGTCCTGCCGCTCGGCTTCGATCGGCAAATTCAGCAACTCCTCCCGCAGCCTCATCAATCCGGCTGAGCATGACGGCAAGCAGATCTCGGGCGGGTTCGGCTGCCTGGCCTCCACCGGAAGAACCGGCACAGCTGGAGGGTCGGCGTGATAGCTGGGCAACTCGTGCGCGCAGCCGGCTAGCAGCGTCATCAGCGGCAGCAGCATCAGCGGCAACCGCGGCGATTTGTTCTTGTGCGTCACGGCGTATTCCCTCGATGGCGGTTTGTCGGCGCTGTTCTTCGGATCGGGCACGGGCTTCGGCTTGGCGTGCGGCCTCGGCATAGTCTTCCCTTAGCTCGCTGAGCTGGCGTTCATAGCTGTTACCCTGCCACTGCCACGCCCCGGCAGCAGAAAGCGCCATCAGCGCAAGCACAGCGACTCCCAGAGCGATCAGCTTGTACTGCGATGGGATGAGATTCAGCATCACGCCTCCTCGAACAGCGCACGCTCAGCAGCGCGGCGGCGGACCAGACCAGGCAGCGTCTTGCCTCCGGCCTTCACCCAGCGCCCGAACTGCTCCGCTGCGCTGTCGTAATCGCCCCGGTTCAGCTGGTCGAGCAGCGTGGATCGCTCAAGCGCGCCAGGCCCGAGGTTATAAACGAAGGAGACCAAGGCGTCGTATTGGCCCTGAGTCAGCGGCACCTTGACAAGCCGATCGACATAACCCTCGAACCGCTTCACGTCCTCGCGCAGCAGTTCCTCGGCCCGCTCCTTCGTGATCGTGTCGCCCATATTCACGCCGGACGTTGTGCCGTAGCCGATTGTGACCACGCCTACCACGTCCTTATAGGCAGACAGGCGCAGCCCCTCGAAGGACTTGATCAGGTCAAGCCCCTTCTGTGATGTGTGCATGGGAAACTCCTATGGATTGCGCGCAGGCAGCAGCGCGAGAGCGGGCGCTATGGCTCGCTCCCGTATTTCAGAGAGGGTCATTCCATTTACTCCAGGCGAAAAAAGCCCGCTCAGTGGCGGGCTGAATAACTGAGGCCGAATTATTCGACGGGGTACGGGTGCGAGTCCTGAATCTGCTGATACCGCGCAATGCCACGCTGTTTTGCTGCGGCGGCACCCTCGGCGTCACCCATGGCCTCCAGCCGGCTGGCCTCGGCAAAGTGCAGGTCGCTGCCGCTGATGGGGTCGGCGTAGGCCGCGCGGCGGCGGCGCTCGATTTCGCTGAGCGCCCAGTCGGCATGGGATTCAATCGGGCCTTCATATTCTACTGGCTGTGTCATGTTGCTCTCCTGAATGGATAGGTAAAAGTCATGGTGATATACTTGTATATATATCTACCTTAAAGCGAGATCGCGCAATGGAAATTGAAGTGGACGGAATGACTGTCAATGTAGCCACCCATCCTGTATTTACTTGTTACGCCACAAGCACTGACGGGCGCGTCTTTTGCCGTCCAGCCGTGTCGCGTCGCGGACTCCCTCGCTCAGGCCCGGCAGCAAGAGCGGATCACTGGGTTGCTGTTGCTCAATTCGTCGTACAGCCAAAATACACGCCTCCTTACAGGAAGTGCCGAGTAACACAAGGCGGCAGCACAAAACTGGTTTCCGTGCACCGATTCATGCTTGAGTGCTGGCAAGGAATCCAACCCCGAAACGTCGTGGTACGGCACCTTGACGGAAAATCGCTGAATAATTCCCTCGCCAACCTGAAGTACGGGACGGTTAAAGAGAATGTTGATGACGCGTTTCGGCATAACGGTAACTACGCTGAAGGCTCCCGAAATGGTCGGGCCAAGCTCACGGAGTCGGATGTGCTTGCCATACGATCCCGATATGAGGCGGGAGAAGAGATAAACTCCGTCGCAGTGGACTACCCCCGTGTGCACAAGATGTCAGTATTTAATGCAGCAAAGCGCATCACTTGGGCGCACATATAGATACCGCCGATTGACTACGATCACGAGGCGCAGCAGCCGAAACATGCTCTGCCGTATCTCAGCAGACAGCACGTGTTTTTCTGATTTAGGGAAGTTGCGCAGAGGCGCATAGGCATACTGAATCATCGCCTCGACCTTGAGGCGAATCTGCAGGTCTTGCTGTGGCACGTTAAATCCTTACGGCCCGGCTATCGCCAGGCCTGACAGAAGCCTGAAAGGCAGATTACAGAGCGCGAAAGCGGGGACGGAAGCCGATACTGCCGCGCGCATACGTGCGGGCGACGGTGAGGTTCAACGCGCCCAGCCCGGCATCGGACGAATTGTACCAAGCGCCGCCACGGAGCGGCAGGCGCTCAGCCGTCAGATCGGTGTACAGGTGGCCCTGCGGAGCGAGAGAGGCCGAAGCTGGGGCAATCAGGGACTGCTTTACCAGTGCGCTGGCCCCTGCTGCGGGCGCCGCTGAGAACACCATTGTGGTGGGCATATCGAAACCGCTATCGACAAACTGGCTCTCGGTGAGCCGCCCGTTATCAGGAGCAAGCCAGGCGCGACCGTTGATCATCTTCATCCCGCTGACCCACTCCCAGACGTTGCCGACCAGATCCTGGATGCCGGCGGGCGTGCCATCGTGCGCCCAGCTTGCCGGGCCGGAGCCGGTCAAAGTTCGGCCTGTGCCGGCTGCCTCGCCCGGCTGCAGGGTGTCAACACGGCGCGCAGTCTCCCAGCGCTTGGTGTGATGGCGCCCCCAGTTAGTATTGCCCAGCGGCTCGTACCCGTTCGCCATGCACCAGAGCGCAATCGCCGCCCAGTCGAGGTTACTCATCAGATCCCAGCCGGGACCGCTGGCCTGGCAGAGGGCGCGTGACTGGTCAAAGTTCAACGATGTGCGCGGATCGACAAAGGGTCGACTGACAGCCTCGCCGGCAACCTCGGAAGCAAGGTGCGCCCCGACGAAAATCTCCTGAGCGGCCACGCCATTGAACAGAAATGCCGGGTGCGTGCCCGTGCCCAACTCACCGCCCGGCGCAACGTCCTCGCAGTTGAAACGCGGCAGTACGTACATGTGGCTGGGTTGGCCCTTGGCTGTGTACAGCACGGTTTGCCGACCGCCAGTGGCTGCTTCGACAGAGCGGCGGAGTTGGTCGACGATGAGGATTGAGGGGGATGCTTGTTTGAGGGTGGTTGCGCTGGGTGTATCAAGTGCCGTACGCGCCTGAGCCGCCGTGCCTGTTGCAACCGCCTTGCCCGAGGCTGACATACCGAATGCCGTCTGCGCAGCGTCCAGTGTCGGCGCGTACGCCCACGGCTGCAACGCCGCGAGCTGCGACCCGAACTGATCTACAAGCTGCCGCAGCCGGTCAGCCGACTCTTTGACGTAGCCCTGCATCGGCGCGATGGCGTATGCCTGCCCGCTAGCGGTTGCGCCCTGATAGTTGGGCTTAATCGACAGCACGGTCGCGCTGGCGATATTGGTGATTTCGTACCAGCGCCCATCCGGACCACGAAACGCATCACCAACGCGAGCGTTCGCGCTGAAGGCAGTTCCGGTCCCCGTGACTGTCGCACTATTGGCCGTGACGGCCACTGTTCCTGCCGAATACCACATTGGCATTTCCTTTATTTGGGCAATAAAAAACCCGCACTAGGCGGGTCGTAAGTTGCAAAGTTTTTGAATCAGGCGATGAACAGCCTGCAACGCCAGTACTCACCCGCGCAGCGCTTCGGCGTCCAGCGATCCCAGCCTGACCAGCTCGCGCAGTAGTCCCGCGTAGCCTCTATCGTGTCCCTGTCGTCCTCGAAGATCAGCGGATTACCGCTGTCGCGCGGGCGCGGGCCAGCGCATAAACATTGTCACTCTGTGCTGCGTCTTCCATGGGTCATCTGTAGTCACTATCTCAGTACCCCGTAATATCCGCAGCGATGAAGCTAACTGGCGGTAGGACAGCGTCGAAATCTGCGCTTGCATACCCCCAGTTAGGCGACCCGCCGTCAAAAGTCAGGAGCATCCCTCGGTGAATCTGACCGTTAACGAATTTGTAGCAGTCCTGGGCGTAACCAGCCGTGAGCATGATCGACCTACTCATGGTGTTTGCCACTCCGTAAGTTCTTCCACTAACCAGCGGGATACTGACGCTTTTGTCTGAAAAGCTGCCGGCATATACAACCCTAAGAAGTTTAGTAGTCGAGGAATAGACAAGCACTCCGTTAGGAGAAAACACCTCTAGGCCGAAATTTCCTAAAATATGCTGACGGGGGGCGAACACGAAGTAATTGAATGAGACTGGAGTTTGAGTGTAAACAGTCAGCCTCCCGTTCCCCATATAGTTTATCCCGACTACCGCCCAAACCCCCTGCAAGTCTATGACTGCGGCTGATGCGTCTGTGGGAACTGATACATAGCCAATGGCAAACTCGTTTGCCGAGTCCCAAGTCGTGCTAAGCACGCCGGAAGCTACGACTATCGGCGAGCTGTCCTCTCCGGTTATTTGGGTTACTCCGTAGTCGTTAAAAACTTGAAGTCCGGCGGGCATGGCTAATAAACACCGTATCTAATCAGCAGGGAAACTCTTCCAGAGACAAAATAGCCGAATTCATACCTATCATTGAATCTAAACGACCACGATATAGTTCCACCGGATATAACTACATCAGGGTTGATAAACTCCCATGAGGCAGGGGCGTAGTTTATACTAGCAAAGAAGTAGGGGTTGCCCCTCTTTAACCTTTCATCGTAAAAAGACCCATTGCTCCTTCCGGTAGAAACTTCCCCTAAGTGGGTTCCAACTCGGATGGTCGTATCTAGGACTATGACCCCGTTTGCATCCCAAACCTGCAGTCCCTGAGTCATGCCCATATCCCCAGTCGAACACGTCTCATGTCGTTTGAGTCGAAGACCTCAACCAGCTGGTTGGTGATCTTCAACCTCCCCTGCCCCGCCACCGTCCCGTTAATCTCAAAGGCGCCCGTCTTGTCCAGCCTCCACCCCTGCTGGTCGGCCACATAGTTGGTCGACTGCAGTGCCGTGGCGATCTTGGCCATGTCGATGGTGCCGTCGCCGATCACCGCCGAGTTGATGAACACCTGCCCGCCCTGAATCACGAACGGCGTGGTGATCACGCCATTGGCAGTGTTGATGACAGCAAATCGATCAGCCTGGAACAGCACCTGCGATTGCATGCCGTCCGGCGTATTCTCGATGCCAAGCCCCATGCCGGCGGCGTAGTACTTGCCATCCTGGGTCAGCTGCAGCTTCACTGAGTACATCGCGGACAGATCGCCACTGAGGCTTGCAACCGTCTGTTGCGTCGTCTGGATGGCAGACGAGTTTTCGCCGACGGCCGCCTGCAGTTGCTGAGTGGTTTCGGCAACTGCGGAGAACTCATCAGCGATCACCCGCTCGATTTCCGTGATCGAGGCGCCGATCTCGTCCGTGACTTGCGCCTGCAGCTGGGTTAGCCGCTCAGCCATTGCTGAGTTCTCGCTGGCCCGAGTGCGGGACTCCTGAGTAATGCGGGCAGATGCATCCCAGCCGTTCAGGGCGTCGGCTAGGTCGCCCTCGCCGTCGTCATCTCGGTAGGCTGCCTGCAGCACTTCCAGGCTCGACGCCGCGGCAGTGACTTTGCCGTCCAGCAGCTCAAGGCTCGCAGTGTTCTGCTCAACCTGCAGCGCAAGGCCGTTCGCCGACTGGACCACTTGCCCGATGTCGAGCCAGTAAGTCGCATTCGGCGGGGCGTTCGCGCCATCCGGATCGGCCGGCACATCGATCTTTGCCTGATACAGCCGCTGCCCATCGCGAACCGAATCACCGGCCAGATAGGCATTGTTCGGCGAGTACTCAAGGGCGTCTGTCAGCTCCCTGATACGGTCATTGACCGACCCGGGGCCGTCGCCGTCGATCAGGTTGATTCGATCGAGCAGGTTCTGCCCGAGCTCGGTTTCGCTGATCTGTCCGGCGATGTACTCAAGGATTGCCGTCGCGTCAGCGCTGGACTGTCCCATGACCCAGTCAGACCACGGCCCGATGTTGCCACTACGGTCAATCAGTCGCGCCCTGAACCAGAACGTCACGCCGGCTGCCAGTCCGGTCATGGTGTGCGTGTTGGCCGGATAGGCGTAGTCGCCGAGATGCAGCGCGTCCTGCTCGATCTGCGTCGATCCGTACTGAATCTCGGTGCGCAGCGTGTCTTCTGCGCCGGCCGGAAAGCCCCACTCAAGGCGAATGCCGAAAACCTCAGGTACCGCATTCAGGAAGGCCACCGCGAGCGGCGTTCCGGCCTTGCCGGCGAGATCGATCGCCTCGCTGTAACCCCAAGGGCTCGTCACATCCAGGCTGTTCAGTGCGCGGACGCGGATCTGGTAGGTACCGGCGTAGATGCCGACAACGTCAATTTCCGTGCCGCCAACACGCCCCGCGTAGACCCAAGCCCCGTCGCCGCGCTTCCACTCCACGTCGTAGCGGGTGGCACCTGGCGCAGCATCCCAGAGGATCGTCATTGTGGTGACGGCCATGGTCTGCTCGATCATCCAGTCGCTGATAGCGCGGATGTTCGTCGGAGCAGCCTGCACGCTGGAAGGGATGGCCGTAATCGGGCGCTGGCTGATGATCGCCCCGCTGTCGACTGCGGCGTGCTTGCCCTCGACGTACTTGCTCGCCGTGATGGCATACTCCAGCGGACCGGACTCGGCGATGCTGACAATCCGGTAGCGCTGGGCCGCCAGGCTGGTCGATTCCCAAGCCCACACGCTCTGCGCGACAGGCGCTGCGTCGAATGCAGGCGCGACAGTCAGCTGATTCCCGTCTACCGCGACTATGCTGCGGGTCTGCGCGACGCCGCTCGGCAGGATGCAGGTCAGCTCGTCGCCGCTCTGCACGCCTTCGACCTTATCCACGGTGACGACGGTTGCCGTTGCAGCACTAAGGCGTCCGCCAATACGGCGACCTGCCCGAGCATTGTCAGCCACGCGGATGATTTGGCCTGGGCGTGCACGGATACCGTCGAGCCCGACAGAGAACGTGACCGTCTCCGTCTCAAGCAGGTTGGTCAGCAGTGCCCAGCGGCCGGCACGTTGCGCCTGTCCCTGCGACGTACAGCCGAGCGCCGTGATCTCGGTAGTCTGAACACCGAAACGCGCGATAGCGTCATCGTCCTGCACGTACTCGACCTTGCGGCGGTACATGTCGGCCGGATCGTTCCAGCCCACCAGAACAGCACTGTAGCGCGTGCTGCGCTTGCTGCCCTTGTAGCTGAACTTGCCGTTTTTGACGTTGGCGTTGGTGTAGGTGTAGACCGGATCGGCCGGCATGTCGGCCGAGACGATCGCCTGGCCGGCACCCCAATACGTGATACCGCGGAACACTGCAGCGATGTCCTGCAGCGCCTTGTAGGCATCAGCGCGCTTCTGCAGGTAGAGGTTGCAGACGAAGCGCGGCTCCTGCCCGCCTTTCCCATCGCTGACCAGCTGGTCGCAGTATTGGCCGATCTGGTACAGCCCCCACTTGTCCACCTGGCTTGCATCGATGCGGTCACCGAGACCATAGCGCGGGTGCAGCAGCAGGTCGTAGTAGATCCACGCCGGGTTGTTGCTGTACGCCAGTTGGAACGTGCCGTCCCAGATGCCGGTGTAGGTGCGAGTTTCCGGGCTATAGTTGCTCGGCACGCGAATGATCCGGCCGCGGGCATGGTAGCCACGGCGCGGCACCGACCCGCCAAACGCTTCCGCATCGAAGGAGACGCCAACGATGGCCGAGTTCGGATAGCGGAACTTGGCGTCGATGATCTCGGTGAACGACTTGATGTTTACCGTATCTGCGATGGCCGACGACGTACTGTTCGGGGTCAGCCGACGCACGCGCACACGCCAGCCGCCAGAGCCTTCAGGCAGGTCTATCCGCACGGAACGCTCGTATCCGCCAGTTGTTTTGCCGTTGAAGGCACCGGTCAGGACTTGCTGGTAGGCACCCAGGCCAATCGCTACGTCAATGGCGTAGTCGACCCGGTATCCAGTAGTGTCGCCGTTGCTGGTGTTCTGCTTTGCCAGGCGCGGGACGGTGAAGTTGATCCGAACCGCCGACAGGTCAGTATTCGTGATCGAGCGCACCCACGGCGCAGAGGCCTGCAGCTCAACGCCGATATTGATCTCGTTCTCGACCTGCGGGAATCCGGCCAGGTAGGACTGATCCTGGCTTCCGGTACGCTGCTCCCAGCTAAAACCGCTGAAGGACGATCCGCCGCTGGTCGACGCCGGAGTCTCGTCCAGGTAGATGGACGCCGAGCCGTTGACGAGCCCGTAGATTTCGCCCTCGGATATGAGGTCGATCAGGCGGGCATAGGCGATGCTGACGAGGCTGTCCGGCGACTCCTTGGGGGTGCGTGGCTTTGAGCTGCCGCCCTTTGCGCCCTTGATCATTGCTGTCATGCCCGATCCTCAACGTAAACGCCGCCAGAAATCACCGCAGACCCGACGATCAATTCGCCGTAGAGCAGCGGCACAGGGTTGCCTTGGGCCTCGGTGTTTACCGGGCCGTTGAATGCGTAACTGGAACGGTTATTGGCCGAGTCGGCTGACTCTGCGGCGCTTGGCTGCGGAGAAAGCATCATCACCGCGCCGCCGATGGCCATTGCCGCTCCGGCCATCATCATTGCCGGGCCCCAGGTTGATCCGCCCGTAAAGAAGCCTGCGACGATGAGCACGGTGCCGACCACAACTTGGAATATCCCGCCCTGCTTGGCGCCTGCAGGAATTGGCGCGATCCGAATGTCATCCTTGCCGGACGGGTGGCCAAGCGCCTCAGCGCCGACATTCTCGCGGCCGTAGAACACCGCGTATCCACCCGGCGCATTGGACATGTGGCTCTCGAAGCCAGGCAGCATTACGCACAGCGCCCGCACGGCTTCGGCGGCATTCGCTACGGCCAGGCGGTGAACGCGACCGAACTTAGCCCCCAGCTTTCCGTAGAGCCTGATTGTCTTGAGTTTCATGGCGCCAGATGCTCACTGTCTTTTCCAGCCAATAGCCGCCATACGGGTCGCGCTTGGAGTCGCGCCCATAGAGGTGATGGAGGATTGATTGCGGGGCCGGGTAGTGCTCGGGCTCAGAAGCCAGAACGCCCGACTCGAGATAAATGCCGGCATGGTTCGGTACCGGGGACCGGATCTGCATCAGCACCACGTCGCCGTGCTGCAGGTTGCTCACCGGGTGGAAGCCGGCCTTTGGTAGCAGCTCTCGGTAGTAGTCCTTGCCCTGATCCCACCAGCCGTCCTCGCGCTCGTAATGGCCGAGGTCAATGCCCATTTCGCGCCGGTAGAAGTCGAGAACGATGGACAGGCAGTCATGCACGCCATGGGCGAACTCTCGGCCGATCAGCGGCGCCTGCCAGCCTTCTGGCTTGAGCCAGACGTGCCTGCCCGCCTTGCCCTGCTCCACCGGGATGATTGCCCAGGGCAGGCCGGACTCTTCACAGGCGACCCGGTCCGCCACGATTGGCTGCGCTGGGTGGTCTGGGTGGCTGTGGACCACCGCCTGAACCTCTCCCTCGCGCATGGCTGCCTTGTAGTCGGCCGGGTCGATGATGAAGTGCTCGGATGGCGTAGAAGCCGCGTTCCGGCACGGGCGGTACTGGCCGTCCACAATCAAGCCGCACGATTCGACCGGGTAGCAGGACTCGGCGTGCCGCTTGGCCGCTGCTGGTAGTCGCATGATATGCACCCACAAAAAAGCCCGCGCGTGGCGGGCTGTTGGATTGGACAGGCTTACCTGACCAGGGCGGCTGCAGGAAAACCCCCAAACGAGATGGGATTGTTCGCCCCGAACCGCAGCTTGCAGCTCTGCAGCCGCTTGCCGCATTTGTCCCGCGCCGCATCCGTCGTGATGATGTCGTACTCATCCGCCACTGGCGGGCCGGTGTAGCCGCATTCCGCGCTCCGGTACCGCCACGGGCAGTGGTTCGCGATGATCTGCCGCCGCGGAAGCTGAAGGCCCTGGAAGTCCATGGCGCTGGCTAGCTCGAACTCCACTGCCTCGGATGTCTCACCGACCTTCTGCTCGATGAACCAGATCTCCGGTGGAAACTCCTCGTCTGGGTCAGCATCGGGCATTCCATCCAGGTACTTGGCCAGCGTCCGACGGCGGGTCAGCTTGGCGCCAACCATGTCGTCGAACTCAAGGCACAGCGCCGTGATGAAGCCGCCGACGTTGCCCATCTTCAGGCTTGGCGACGGGTTGCGGCTGCCGCTCATCTCGAATCCGCTAGCCTCAAGCGGCCATGGGTCGTACTGCACGCCCTTGAAGCTGATCGGCCCGGCGTCGTGGCTGTGGAAGTGGTAAACCTCCGCGCCAATCGCCTCAGCGTCTAGGGTGTAGAGCGTCACGATCTGCCCGGGCTCAAGGCGCTGCACGTCAGTCGAGAGCGTCATGGCGCGTGGACCTCCTCGAAGGTTGCCGTCAGCTGAAAATTACCGGCGCCCTTTGAAACGAGCCCGTAGCCCTGGCGGCACTTGAACAGCTTCGTCGCACCGAGCGGAGTGACCCACTCGAATGCTTGGTAGCCGCCCTGACGATCCAGAAACTCGGCCATCGCCTTGACCGGCATACCCCGGCCCGATTCCCAGTGCCCCATGGCCGAGATCCGCCAGGCCTCGGAGCGGGTATTGATGCCGTCACCGGCCTCTTGCGTGTACCCGTCACCGAAGTCAGTACGCAGCGCCCGCTGGGACACATCGATGGAGGCCGAGTTGTCGATCGGGAAGTCGAAGGTCTCAATCATCGTCCTGCTCCATATAGGTTCCAAAGCAGGCCGCCGGGGCGGGACTCCTTCTCAAGCACGCTCATTGCCGTCGCCGTCATAGCCCCTGCCGCCTCGCGGCCGAATTGCCTGGCCTCTTCTGCGCTAGCGCCGGACTGAGCCTCGATAGTGACCGGCGCCTGGATCGTAATTTGCGGAGCAGCTCCGCCACCGCCGCCACCCTTGCCAGCCAGGTATTCCTTGAGGTCAGCGTTAGTCCTGCGGTCTACCACTCGCTCCCCCTTGTCGAGCAGCCATGTGCCCTCCTTGGGAACCGAGTCGATGCCGTCGTGCGCCATGCCGGCCAGCGCCAGGCTTGAAACAGCACCGACCATTGGCGTTGTGGCCGCTAGGGCGGCAGCAGCGGCCGCCGGAGCCATTGCAGGCCCAACAATCGGAATTGCCGCCGTCGAGGCGAATGCATTGATTGCAGCCATCTGCTGCGAGGCCATTGCGTTGAAGGTCATTGCCGATGCAGCGCTCGCCTGCGTAGTCTTGCCGACGAGCAATTGCACCGCCTGATATGCCAACCACTGTGCGGCCATTTCACCCAGCGCATTGACCACGGAGCGCGCCATGCCTTCCGCCAGGCCGGCCACAGCGTCGCCTAGGGACTGAGCATCGAACACCATGGACTCAAACGCATTGCCGAACCTGCTGCTGAAGTTCTCCAGCATATTGCCGGCCAGCTCGTCGAATGATTGCAGGTTCTCCTGAGCCGCCAGCATATAGCGCTCCCAATAGGAGCCATTCGCCTGAATCATCTGCTCGTCGTGCTCTTGCTTCAGTCGCAGAATAGCTTCGTTCTTCTCCTGTTCAGTTAGCAGGGTTGCGCTGAGGATGATCTGCCGGCGGCGCTCATAGGAGTCGCGGATTGCCTCCTCTTCTGTGCGCAGCGATTCAATGATTGATGCGGCGTCACGGTTGTTCTGCTCTTCGGCCTGATTGGCCAGCTGAATCGCCTCAGCCTGCCTCTCATAAGCCGCCACGGCTTTCAGTGCGGCCTCAGCCTGGCGGATCTGCGCTCCGGTTGCGCCGTCGGCAGCGAGCCGGTACAGCTCAGCCTCGTCGGCGCCCATTCCAAGCGTCTCGGCCTGCAAGCGGAGCGATTGGATCTGGCGGTCTATGGCCTGCGTGGCCTTGTCTGTCTCAGGCGCCGGGGGAGTAAGCGATGGAGCACCAGACCCGTCGCCTTTCGGGGTTTCTGCCCCCGACCTATTGCTCAGCTCGACAAGGCGATCGCGGGCTTGGCGGAACCGTTCCACTTGGCCATTCAGGCCCGATATTTCAGCGTCAAGCTCCTGCTTGTTCCAGAGCTTGAAGTTGAACAGCACCGTGTCTTCGGGATCGCCCTTATCCAGCCGCGCGCGTGCGTCGGTAAGATCCCTGATGCGCGAAAGAGTGACGCTGATTTCGTTGTTGAAGCCTTCGGCGGTCTGCTTTGAGTCGCGGAAAAAATCCATGAACTCGCCAGAGCTGAACCGGGTCAGTGCGCTGGAAAGATCCAGAACTGCACTAGCAAAACCACGGCTTGCCCCGCTAGCCTCGTCCAGCTTGCCAACGATCCCGACCAGCGCATTGCCGAAGGTCACCATGGCCTGGCCGGCCGTCACGTTCATGCTGCGCGACATTTGCTCTACTGCAGCTTCCTGCGACTGCAGAGCGGTGACGATCTTGGTAGAGGTAAGCTGTCCCTCTGCGCCCATCGTGCGCAGCTCGCCGGTGGTCACGCCGAGACCTCGCGCGATGGCCTGGGCGAGCGCCGGAGTTCCTTCGAGAATCGAGTTCAGTTCGTCACCGCGCAGCGACCCAGAGGCGAGCGCCTGGCCAAACTGCCGCATTGCCCCGGCTGCCGCTTGGGTATCAGCACCACTGAGCGCGATAGTGCGACTCACGGTTTTGGTGACGGCCTCAACCTCGGCGAACGAGAGCCCTAGGGCGTTGGCATTCTGCGCGATCCGCTGATACACCTCTGCAGTCGTCTCAAGCGGCTGGTATGTCTGCTGGGCGGCCCGCATGACCGCTTCTTGGGCGTAGGCAAGCTGCTCGCTGCCCTCAGTCACCAGCCGCAGCCGGTTTGTCATGTTGACGTACTGCTCGGAGGCACGCGCGATCTCACGAATACTGATCGCAGAGGCAAGGATTCCACCGAGCTTGGCGAACGATGCGCCCATACGGTTCGCCGACGATTCAGCACGCCCAGCGGCGCCCGGCAGTTTCTCTAACTCTGCCCGGGCTTTCGCAGCTTGAGTGCTGTCTACAGCGACAACCAGCCTTGCGTATTCGGTCATTCTTCAACTCCAAAGTGCAAAGCATGGTTCTCGGCGATCAGCTCAATCTGGCGTCGCAGGCGTGGGTTTTGGATCAGCAGCTGCACCGGCTCGGCCTGGATCGACCAATCAGCAATTAGCGCTGCGGCAAGGGTTGCGCGACGGCGCCTGGCCAGCAGCTTTCGCTGTGCCGGGTCAGCAGCTACAGCCCGGCCGTCAGCGATGGCCTGTTGCACCATTACTTCCCGGGCGCGCTTGAATTCGTCGCTAATCACCGAACGGACCCGCACCCACTCACGACTCCCGGCCGGGTCTACCAGCTCCACGCGAAAGCCTTCGCTCGCTCGCGTCTTTGTATAGAAATCCTGTGGGCGCATCTTTTCTCCAGGCATGAAAAAGCCCGCACTAGGCGGGCTTCTTACGATCAGTTACTGCTACTTAGGCGGCGAGCCCTGCTGCATAACTTTGTACGACGATTCGATCGACTTCTGGCTCGCCTCCAGCATGTCATCGGTGAGGGTCTGGTTACCCCATCGCGCCACCTTGCCATCCTCGAACGTGACCACGAGTCGATCTTGGGCTAGCTGCTCGTTGTCTACAGGCGTGAACCCCATCATGACCGGGTTCCAGTAGATCCAGCGTTCACGATCCTGATTTACATCAGTTCTTCGCGGGAGCCCCATGACAGCCTGCACATCGGCTTTAGACATGCCCAGCGATAGGTTCATGGACTTCTGGTTGTAGTCGATACGATTGTTAGCGCAGCCAGCCAGGGTTAGCGCAAATAGCAAAACTGCAATAATGTTACGCATGTATGCCTCTTTCTTAGCGATTGACGCATGCGTCTAGGATCATCATGTTGTCAGAGCTAAAGCCGTAGCGCGGGTTGTCGTCCCAAATAGAGGCCAAGGTCGCGCCAGCGAAGAATCGTTTCTTGCCTACGTAACCGCCGTAACTGTTCTTGGCATTCACGTAACCGCAAAGCCCTGTTGGCCCCTGCCCGTCGATACGCTTAACCGCGTACAGCCCGCTGAATTTCGCTGAGTCCGGGTCTTTCAGCGAATCTCGCACCAGTGCAGTCCCAGAGTATTCAATATCCTTGGTGAGCTCCACGTTTTTCCATGTAGGCACTGGTGGCGCCTTCGGTGCCGGCGTTGACCGTGACTGAGCGCAGCCTACCAAAAGAACTGAAATTCCAATCATTGCTGCAAGCGTCTTCATACACCGCCCTCCCCTTAGAAAGGCCCGACTGTACCAAAACGCCAGCACAAACGCCCGGCACTCAGCCTGCCGCCACTCTTTCCTCAACCGCAGCCAGTCGGCGCAGCATCGTTATCTCATGGGGCTTCAGGGATCGCCCGTACAGATCAGCCCATGCCTTGATCTCGACCAGCGAGCCGATAGGCCTGGCTGAGCAATACCACTCCCACACATAGGCCAACTCAGGCGGGCATGGCGGGCCATCCAGGCGGGACGGACGCTTGCCGGTCTTCTCGGCAATCGCCTCCAGCTGCGCGCGGACAGTGATGCGCTTGTCCGGACCTTTCTTCGGCCTTGGGCCTGCGGGTCGTAGCAGCCCTAGTTGATGCTCGGCGTGCGCGATCAGTCCTTCGGCGAGCCCGTCGAGCGTTTCCCAAAAAAACGGCGGCGATCCGAAGCGAACCGATCGACCTCTGCGGCGACGTATGGCGCCTCGCGCAGAAACTCGAGCAACGCGGCCTCGGTAAACTCAGCCTCGAGCGACCAGCCGATGACGAGAGCGGAGTTCAGTTTTAGCCGGGCCGCCTCGGTCTTCTCCGCTCGCTCTGCTTCATCCTTGAGCGAGGCCAAGGCAAGCATCTCGCGCCGGAAGTCGTCCATGGCGCGCTGGAAGCTGTCAGAGTCCACGCCGCGGATCAGCAGCCACTCATCCGTTGGCGTCCCGTCAGGCAGGGAGAGCGGCATGCGCTCCCCCTCGTTCGCCTTGGCCCGGGTGAAAAAGTCACTCGGTTTCATGCGAACCCCTTACGCCGGAATGCGGGTGATGGTGATTTCAGTGTCGACTGCCTGGTCATTGAAGGCCCGGAAGTCGTAGTTCTGGATGATGGGGTCGTCACCAGTGCCTTCCTCGCTCGACGTGGTCAGCTTGGCCTGGGTCATGCTGATCTGATAGCTGTTCTCGCCATCGGTCAGAGTGATAACCAGCGGAGTCTTGGTCTCGCCGAGGTACTTGTCCTTCAGGCGGTTGTCTTCGATGTAAGCGGACAGGCTGCCGGAGACGTTGATGCGGCCCAGCTTGATGTCGTAGGCGTCGCGGCTGAACAGGCGGTAGATCGCCTCCATGCCGTTGTCCAGCGACAGGTTGAGCGCGGTCGCGTGGTTGAGGCCGGTACCGCCCTCGGTCAGCGAGCCCTCGAAGGTTGTCATCATCACGGTTTCGGTCGGATCGGCGATGCTCTCGGTCACGCCGTCGAAAACGTAGGCCTCTTCCTTGGTGCCGATCATGGAGAAGGTGACGCCGATCTTGCCTTGCAGCGGGCAGTCGATGGCAACGCTGCCGACTTCGCAGCCGCGGTAGATCAGCCAGCGGCCAATGTCCTCGTTGTGCTTGAGGATGGCGAACTTGCGGCGAGTGCTGCCGGTTTTCAGGACATTAGCAGTCCAGGTGCCGTGGAATGCCGCCTCGAGCAGCATGTCGAAGGTGCCGTAGGTCAGCTCCGCCTCAAGGTCGCCGGCCACGCTGGAAACGCCGCTGCGGGACTCGGCCATGTGGCGGCCGGGCAGCATCTCGTCCGATTCCAGCTCCTCGACCGACTGGCTCAGGCCGTTAGTAATGAGGCGCAGCGGAATCCAGGCGACGGCCGGGTCCAACGTACCGCCGACACCCTCCAGTTTGATGTAGGTGTTTTGGTTGACGCCTTGTGCATAGGGCATTTGCTATCTCCAGAAATGCAAAAGCCCGCTCAAGGCGGGCTGCGGTGTTTTGGGTTGTGGTTACGCCGGGAATGACCAGGCGGTGCAGTAGACGCTGACGCTGACCGACTGCCAGACGGCCTCTTCTTTGATTTGAGATCGCTCAGCTCGCCGGATATGAACTCCTTGTCCTTGATAGTCGAGGCGCTTGCCGGACGAAAAGAATGCCAATAGCGTGTCCGCGTCAGCCAGCAATCCAGCGTGACCCGTATTGATCGGGTGATAAACGTCGATCACCAAAATCCCGGTCCATTCTTGTGCGGCGTTCTTGCCCTGAGCGGCGGGCGCTCTGCCAGTTGGCAGGCCGGTTAATCGCGCCCAGCTCTGCCCTGTCGGCGGACTGAAAGCTTTCCCCTCAAACTTAGTTCGCGCCACAGGCATGACGCCTGAGGCGATGTAGGCCGACACCAGCGCAGAGTGGATTTTGGCTTCGCTCATCGTCACACCTTGTTCTTGCGGATAGCGGTTTCTACCATGCGCTGCACGCGGTCCATGTTCTTGCGGACCATCCCTTCGGGCGCCTGCTTGGAGCTGCCATTTTCGAGCTCGTCGATATAGGGAAGGTTGTTCGACAGGTACGTGACCTGGCCGGCACCCTGCGGGGTTTTGGATTCGACCTCAGCAATTGCCTCGCCACCGCTTTTGTCTACTCGATCAGTCTCCGCCTGCGCTGGCGAACCAACCGCTGTCTGCCAGTTGCCCCGCGCACGACCTGTATCCACAGGTGTGGCCTTGATCACCCCACTGAAAAGCTCTAGCGTGGCCGTCCGGGTGATCTTGTCGTGCGCCTCGACCGTCTTCGTGGTGAAGCGCCGAATATCATCAGAGAACGACATCGTTACGCCCTCAGCTGAATTATCCAAGTTGCTTCTGCGGGGTCTTTTCCAAGCCGAATGACGCGCTTGCCTGCGATCATGTCGCCGACCTTTGGGGTCGCCCTGGTTTCGGTCGGATTTCCAGCCTCAGTTACCATCACCTCAGCCTGCAGAGCTGTAAGTCGCTCGTCTGTCGCGAGGATCGAAGAGCCGTCTATCTCGTCGTTCGAGTAGCTGCCAAATACTCCGCGCCCGGCGTAGGCTGCCACCGATGGCGTCATTGCCCCCGTAACCGGGTCGTAATCGTCTTCACCCTGCTGCGTGCCAGTGAATGCTGTCACTGCATCAGCCAGGTCTTCGTCGAATGCCTCCGCAATGTCTGCGGTCAGCTCGTCGCGCAACCCCATTAGCCGCGCACCAGTCGAACCTGATTAGCGCTGCCCAGATAGGGCAGCAGCAAAGCCTCTGCAAACACCTCGCCGGCAGTCAGCTTGCGCGAACTAGCCGAATAGGACTTGCTGCTGCTCACCTCGCCAGCCGTCACGGACTTGCTCGTTACGCCGGTTTCAGTTGCGCCATACAGCGCCCCTGCGGCGGCCTCCCGTGCGATTTCCGCCCCTGCCTGCACCACGGCAGGGGGAACCTCTGAAAACGCCGTCAGCGGCTTTGCGCTGAGCCAGGTGTTAGCCATCAGCACCGCGCGGGCCTTCTTGTCTTCGGTGGTCCAGTCGGACCCCAGCAGGCCGTCAACCTGCGCGATGGTGATGTACTCGGTCATTTACTCGGCCTCGGTCGGCTCTAGCTTGGTCTTGCGGGCGCGCGGCTTCGGCGCTTCGTCTTGCTGCTCGACTACCTCGCCAGGCGGCGCGAATCGAGCGTCGATGATCTTGAAGCCCTGAGCGCGCAGCTCAGCCTTCTGTTCCGGCGATACCGGATGCTGAACGTACTTGATCTTCTGTTCGGACATTTCAGTCTCCAGTGGAGCGGGGCGAGCCGGAGCCCGCCCCTATCGGTTACAGGGAAGCGTCACCGATGGTGATGACGCCCGCCGAGGCCTTGATCGAGTTCGCTACCAGATCCCAGTTGGAACCGGTGGCCAGCTCAGCGTCGGTCGGAGACTTGCCGCCGTTGGCGGTGTCCCAGGTGTAGCCCTTGAGAGCCAGACCGAAGGTGTAATCCGCCTGGAAGGTGGTCTCGATGCGCTGCTTGCCGTTGACGGTCTGGATGTTGGTGATGAGGTCGGAACCATCCATCACCATGCCAGCGCCATCAGCCAGGGACAGCACGCGCTGCTTGGCAGGAGCAGCCGGAGTGGCGACCGCGGCCGAGTACAGCGCCGGGGAGTCGGTCACGATGACAGCTTTGCCGAGGATGTCGACGATCGTCACGTCACCAGCCCGGAATAGCTGCTGCGCGTTGGTGAGGTTCTTCCCGATGAGGTCGTGGAAGGTCACGCCGTTCATTACCTGCGCAACCAGGCGGCCGGAGGCGTCGCCGAACTTGGCGTGCGCGGCGTTGATGGCGGCATAGGTAACGCCGGCAGTAGCCGACACGTCGTTGGTCGCGGCGGTCTGGTTGCTGATAGCAGCGACCAGGGCGGCGATTACGGTGTTCAGCTGATCCGCAACGATTGCCTCGGACAGGTTGCGGCTGATGACTTCCAGCGCCTCTTCCGGGCTCTTCTGAATCCAGGCGAGCTGCGACGGCTCCCACAGGATCGGACCAAAGCCGCCGGCCACCTTGACGGCGTCGTACTGCTTCTGCGCCAGGGCGGTGGATGCTTGGTTGCCGTTGCTGGTGTAGCGATCGACACGACGCTGGGCGCCATGCAGACCAGCCCAGAAGGATTCTTGCAGGAAGTCGCCGTCGATGCCCTGCGTGGTCAGGCGGATGGCGCCGGCCGAGGCGGCGTTGAACTTCTCAACGTCCTGGGCCAGAGTTTCGATGGTGGCGTTTTTGAGGTACTCGTTGAATACCTTCATATCGGAAAGGGCCATTCGGGCCTCCTATCAGTTCTGTGCGGTTAGGGCCTTGATGGCTGCGAGGCGATCCTCTTTGCTGCCGCCAAAATTGCCCTTGGGTTTGGGTGGCTGACCGTTTCCGTTCGGAGCGCCGCCGCCGTTGGCACCGGAACTCTTAAGGATCGTGTCGCGATAGGGGTAAGCGTCGACGAGGGTTTCCAGCGCCTCATCGAAGTCGGCCAGCTCACCCGGG